AATGGTAAGGAGATTGTATTGAATAGTGGAGACTTAACAGACTATACAATGACAGAAATTATAGATGATGTTGAAAATTATGTTGATGGAATGGGAGGTGAATTAGAATGAGTAAGAAAAAAGAATATAGTTTTTGGAGAGAGGTAAGAAAACATACAAGAGAAGAGTGTATTATAGAGGCTAACACACTTGATGAGGCAGTTGCAATTCATAATAATGGAATGGCAAATTATGAAGAGGTTGATTGTTTCTTTGATGATATTATGGATGAGGGTATAGAGGAGTTAACATGATATTATATTTTGTAATTAAAAAACAAGATGATGATAAGTATAAAATGTATACTAACACTATCTTTGATGATGAGAAAAAAGCTTTGGAGTTTGCTAAGAAATCTCTAAAGAGAAATAAGAATTGGAAAGTGATAGAGTTTAATAAAGAAAACTGTGATAAGTATTGGTACTAGTTATATAGATAATTAGATATGTGTAATGTTGTTATGATTAATACCCCTAAAGATTTGATATATATACTTATACAATATTTTTTGTTGGTAGAAAACAGAACATTAACAGTACTTATATAGAACATTACATGGGTGTTGATAACTTTTATGTTTATAAAAATAATGTGGTGCTTAACATAATCTTGCCACAATTATATGTTAGAGGATAATAATAAAACAAAGGAGTAATATGGTAAATAAAAACTACGAACAAAAATATCAAGAGTTAAAGACTAAAGGTATCATTGATGAGAATGATGAGGTACTTATACGAGGAGAGAGAGTTCCATTTGGTTATCTTAATGATGAGTGTACAGATTTTAATTTACCTAAAGGTAGTGCACCATATCAAAGTGATGAGTGGATGTGGAACTTTGTTAAAAGACATGGGCTACATAAAACAAATGGCAATAATAAAAACTTAATAGCAATAGAGATGTTTAAGTTAGCAGATGAGGGTAAGTATAAGAAAAGAAATTTAATCAAAGTATTAAGAGATAAATTTCCTGATGTTAATTCAGGAGTGATACATAGATTAATAAATAAAAATCTAGACTTGAGAAGACTTGAGATAGATAGAACATATAAGACAAAAGCTTATGTGATTAAAGGTAAATACTACATAGGAGAGTAGATGAAAACAGTTGAACAAATCAAAGACCATTTCAGTAATGATGAAATTAAAATCTTGATTGAGATAGTAAGAGGAAGACAGGACTTTGATATTATGGAAACAGCTATCAAAGATTTTTATTCAGATGATTATAATACTTTGGATATGGATAATGATAGTATCAAAGAACAAGTAAGAGATGAGTTGTTAGAAAAGTTAGAGTTTGATTTAGAGATGGGAGGTGTATTGTGAAGTATAGACATAAAGTAAAGGAAGACAACAGACCAATGGGAGAATTAATATCTGTAAATCATTGGAGTGTTGAAGGATTATCCAAATCATTAAGAATAAAACAAGAGGAGATTGATACATGGCTAAAGTTAAACAAGCAATACAAGATGTTGAAGAAGAAGTAATGGAGATAGTAATGAGTAGAAGTAGTTTGGAAAGAGGACATGAAACAATTTCTCTTCCAGAAGTACAAACTATTTTATTTAAAAAGTATTTTCATAAAGATAATTCTGGATACTTTCTAGATGAGAATGTTGTTAAGAAAGCTTATAACAAAGCAGTATATGAAAAAGAAAATGAGGAGGAGTTCTATGAGTATGGATGCTAAAGGAGATTTAAGAATAGATAGTTGGTGTATAAAAATATTCTTAAGTAATGGTGAAGAAAAAACTATAGTTGAAATGCCTGATAGTGTGTCAGGAATAGTAGATGATTACTTAGATGAAATAGAGGAGGAGTTAATATGAAAACATTTAGAATAACAATATCACCAGTCGAAGATTTATATGATGATGTGATTGAAGCTGAGAATGAAGACCAAGCTATAACTGATGCATTAGTTTATTGTAAACAAAACTTACAAGACTTTGTTGACATTGATGTAGAAGAGATAGAAGAACAAACAATTGAAACACCTTACACAAAAGGAGAGGGTATTTAATTATGAAATATTGGTTATGTGAATTTCAAGAAACAAGTGGTGAGTTTGATTACAAACATCATCATATTTATTCAGATAAAAACTTTGAACAATTAAATTTTAAAGGTGAAGATGATGACCACTTATTAGTATCACATTTTTTTTGTGATGAGATTGATAAGTCTAATGATTGTGGAGGTGGCTACTGGACTAGTGATGGTACAAGAATTTTAACTTACATGGGTTTACAAGAAGTAAAAAAATCTGAGTTAAAAATTTTACAGAAAGCTAAAATATATTGGGAGGGAGAGGAGATACAAACTTAATGACTGAACTAACAGCAGAACATTTAGAACTTATTGATAGTAATAAACATAAACTATTACAACAAAAAAGAATGCAATCAATTATTACTACAGCAAAGTTATTAACCTTAGAGCAATTACATTACATCCATGATGAACTTGGAGATTTAATTTCTAACTTAGAAAGAAAAAAATAATTATGAACTCAAACTTAAATTTTGAATTGGTATATTCAACAGCTTTTATAGATGCTGAAGGACATATAGAATTCAAAACAAGAAATAAAAAGAATGGCAGAGGTAAAGTTTATCCTTGTAAATCTATTAGGATTGAAGTAACTAATACAGATTTCAAACCTGTGTTGGATATGTATGAAACATTTGGTTGTGGTTTTATATCCTATCCTAAGAGGAGGAAGATAAAGAGTGGAGAGTTAGGTAAGCAACAAATTAAATGGGGTGCATCACATAAAGATTGTTATAAAGTATTGAAAATGATTTTACCTTTTTTAAAAACACAACAAAGAATAGATGTAGCTAATCAAATAATAAATTACTATGAGTAAAAAGATTAGAATTAAAAAAGCAATCTTTGGTAGGACAGTTTTTAATAACAAAGCAGAACTTGAATACTATAAAAAATATAAACAAATTAAATTAACAAAGGAGTTAGTATTGAAAACACATGAAGCAGTTGGAATAGCTGAAGGTTATATACCTGCAGATACAGTTGAAGAAGAGATAAAAGCTTGGCAACATTTAATTGATACTGGTATATGTTGGCAACTTCAAGGATGGTTTGGAAGACAAGCTACATTTTTAATTGAGCATGGACTATGCAAAGTTAAAACAGTAAATTAATTTCTTGACTTTAAATTTAAACCTGCTATAATAACAAAATGAATATTAAAAAATTAATAGTAAAGTTGCGTATGTGGTATGCTGATATACGAGGACATCATGGTAAGAGATGGAACTATGAACCTTCAGAATGGTACATGGGCAAACATAAAAATAAGGAGAAGAAGAATGATAAATAAAAAATATATAGTGATGAGTAAGTTTGACCACTCTGATAGATTTAATATGGAGAAAGGTTTCAGTACTATTAAAGATGCAAATAGTTATGCTAAACTTATGATGGACAATAATGACTATGATGGTTTAGAATATTTTTGTTTCGAACAGACTGTAGATTATTCTTATCTGTTTAATAATTCGGAAGATAAAGAAGAAAAGAAATGGTGGGAATAATAATTAATGTCAGGGAGAAATTATAGGAAACTAGAAAAACATATGCTTACACCTAGACAATTAAAATTATTTAAATATTTAATTCAATACAAAAAAGATAATGAAGTTATGCCAAACTTTGATGAGATAAAAGCTTACATGAATATTAAATCAAAGAGTAATGTCTATCAAATGCTTGGCTATTTAGAATGGAAAGGATATATTAAAAGGTATCCTGCTCATGCAAGAGCAATAGAAATATTAAAGGAGAAAATATAATGTCAAAGAAAAAAATAATAAAGAAAAAAATAAATAAAGAAAAAGAAACTAGTGATTGGTTTGATACTCATGTAGAAGTTATGGGGTTTGGCAGAGGTACTAGAAATAAAAAAGTTAAAGCATTTATTAAAGAACAAATAATAAAAGAACTAACAAGATAACAATACAACTTACAAGTGAAAGGCAAATAACTTGTGTGTAAACCCTTGATATTATTAATTAAATTTATTTTATTTAAGGGTTGTGAAAACAAATGTTTCAATGTATAATAGATATACTGTCTTTTTATTTAAGACAAACTTTTATCCAAAACATTTTACAGACAGGACTATATCTAATGAGCAATAAATTCTTTTTAAAAAAAACATGGGTCAATGTAGATATTTGCGTTGAAGATTATTATAATTCAGGAACTACACTAGACCAAGTTAAGAAGAGTTTAAATTGGAGTCCTTATTCTAATATAATTAATCGAGATGTAAAAGAAACCAGACATACAGTAGAAGAGATTGATGAAGAAACTTTTAAAACTAAAATCAAAAACTCTTCTAAAGAAAAAGATACTAACAAGTCTGTTACATTTTCCGATATTAAATCAGAGTAAACTTTATTAGTTATAGTGTTTGATAAAATGAAGTATGATACTAAATACAAATCAAATATATAATACAAATCAAGGCGAAGGAAAAGCAATAACACCTGAAGTATTATTATACAGAAGTATAATAGTAAGAGCAATGATGGATGCATTAGATGTAGATATTCATGCTTGGGGTAATACAAGGAAACAAATAATCCAAGATGCTCTATCTTGGTTTTCAAAAACAAATAAACATTTCTGTAACATTTGCGATTACGCAAACTTAGAACCAACATTTATAATTAAAAAATTTGAACAGCTAAAGAAAGCTAATGCTAAGAAACTATTTAAGAATAAAAATCTTAATAAGTTTCTGACCCATTACATCTGTAGCTTTCATCAAGAGGTACAATATTAATGACTACTGGTAAGAATACTAAGTTTGATTTAGACTTAGAGTATGGACAGATAAGAGAAAAAAGAGTTGCCGATTTACTTAAAGGAAGTAAAGTTGAAATTAAAACTGAAAGAAGTTGGTGGAGAAAGACAGGTAATATTGCAATTGAATATGAGTACAGAGAGAAACCCTCTGGTATAGATAAGACAGAGTCTAAATGGTGGTTTCATATTCTAGAACTAGATGGTAAAGAACATTGTATGCTAGTGTTTAGAGTATCAAGATTAAAAAAAATAGTAAAAAAATATAAGAAAACACATACAAAAAACATAGGAGATTATAGAGCATCTAAGTGTGTAGTAATTCCTTTAAAAGAATTATTTACAGAAGGATGTATCTCAATATAATATATGAGTGAAAAAGATTTGCTTAGAGAGATGCGAGAAACTATAAATGATTTAGTTAAAGAAAAGAATGATGCAATCAAAGTTGCTTCAGATAAAGACTCTAAAATTAAACAGCTTCTAATACAATTAGAACAAGCTAATTCTGATGTTCAGTCTATGGGCTCAAAGATAGCCGACCTTCAGGAAAAGCTAAACAAAAAAGATACTATCAAAAGAACCATCAATAAAAAGATAGATGAAATACTAGAAAAAAAAGATGAGAATAGTGTTGACATTGATGATTAAATATGATAGTAATAAATTAATAATTAACAATAACAATTATAACAAAGGAAAATACATATGGCAATAATTGAAGGCACAGCTTACTGGGCTTCTCTGACACGACCAAACGAAAAGTTTGAACCTATGTGGAGAATTGATGTAGCAGTAGACGATAAGACAGCAGACGAATTAAAAAGTCAAGGCATACCTTTAGGTGAAACTACTATTGATGAGAAGACAATCTCTAATATAGTTAGACTTAAAAGGAAAGTACAAAAGGCTAATGGTGATAAGAATACACAGCCACAATTAGTTGACTCAGCTAAGAACCCACTAGATAAAATAGTAGGTAATGGTAGTAAAGTTAAAGTAATGTACAAACCTTATGAGTGGAACTTCAAAGGTAAAAAAGGAATGGGTTTAGACTTACAAGCAGTACAAGTTATAGACTTAATTGAGTACATACCTCAAGAAGACTTCCAGGTAGAAACATCTTCTTCTAATGGTTCAAATATCAGAGAAGACTTTTAATAACATCCATCCAGTAAAGTGAAATTAAATTTTCATTTTATTACTCCTAGAGGGGAGTCGACAAAATCGGCTCTCCTTTTTTTTGGGTTTAATTAAAATAACAAAGGGCGACTATGGAAGAAATAAATAAAAAGGGTTTTGTAAAATATCATTTACCTTGTCCACTATGTTCAAGTAGTGATGCAGTATCGGTGAATGCTGACAACTCAGCTTATTGTTTTTCATGTCAAGAATTTATAAAGGAATATGATATGGAATTACAGCCATCAATAACAACTAATAATGAATATGAAGTAAAAAATTATATGAAAGATTCTGACTATGCAGAAATTATAGACAGAAATATTTCATTAGAAACTTGTAAGAAGTTTGGAGTAACAGTTAAAATGGATAGTATGGGTACTATAACTAATCATTACTATCCTTATCATGATACTCAAGGTGCAAAGATAGCAACTAAAACTAGATACACTAAGCTAAAAGAGTTTAGTATTCAAGGTAACACAAAAGAATCTGGTCTGTTTGGTCAACATCTTTTTACCAAAAATAAATATTGTATAATAACTGAAGGTGAGTTAGATTGTTTATCAGCTTACCAGATGATGTTAAAAGGAAACTACCACACACCAGTTGTAAGTATTAAGAATGGAATATCTTCAGCAGTAAAAGATGTTAAGAATAGTTTGGAATGGTTAGAAGCTAACTTTGAAAGTGTTATTATTAATTTTGATAATGATACATTAGGTAGAGAGAATGCTATGAAAGTAGCAGAGTTATTTTCTCCAGGCAAATGTAAAGTCATGCATCTTCCTGAAGAATTTAAAGATGCTTCAGATTGTTTAACAAAAAATAAAATACAAATTTATAATAAATCTTTTTGGGATGCTAAGAAATTTGCACCAGATGGAATTATAAATGCTAATACATTATTAGATGATGTACTTAAACCTGTAACTAAATCATTTGTTCAGTATCCATTTGAAGGATTAAATAAAATTACTTATGGTTTAAGACCATCAGAGTTAGTTACATTTACAGCAGGTTCAGGCTTAGGTAAGACACAAGTAATGAGAGAAGTGGTGCACCATATTATAAAATCAACTGAAGATAATATTGGTTTGTTAATGTTAGAAGAAACACCAGTCATTACATCTAAAGGTTTGATGAGTGTTGAAGCTAATCAAAGATTACATTTACCTGATGTTCATGTTAGTAAAGAAGAAATGAAAACTTATTTTGATGCAACAGTAGGTACTGGTAGAGTATTTATGTTTGACCATTTTGGTTCTAACTCAATTGATAATATTGTTTCAAGAGTTAGGTTCTTAGCTAAGGGTCAAGATTGTAAATACATTGTCATTGACCACATAAGTATTATTGTATCAGACCAACAGCATGGAGATGAGAGAAGAGCATTAGATGAAATCATGACTAGACTTAGAACATTAGTTCAAGAGACTGGTGTATCTATGATTGTTGTTTCTCATTTAAGAAGACCAGAAGGTAAAGGACATGAAGAAGGTGCAGCAACTTCTTTATCACAACTAAGAGGTTCAGCTAGTATCGGACAACTTAGTGATATGGTTATTGGATTAGAAAGAGATGCACAAAATGATGACCCTGATGTTAGAAACACTACAAGGATTAGAGTACTGAAGAATAGATTCTCTGGTATTACAGGACCTTGTTGTGACTTAAAGTATGATATAGATACTGGAAGATTAACTGAGGTAAAATCTGATGACTTTTAATAAAGTAGTATTTGATATTGAAACAACAATGACTGCAGATAAAATATGGTGTATTGTTTGTAAGCATGAAGATACTTACTATCAATTTAAAGAAGATAGATTACATAGGTTTGCAGACTTTATAAAACAAACTGAAGAAGTAATAGGTCATAACATAATTGGTTTTGATATACCAGTTATAAATAAAATGTTTGGTTATAATTTATTTGAACATTGTAAGATAACTGATACACTAGTTCTATCTAGATTATTAAATCCTATGATAGAAGGTGGGCACTCATTAAGAAATTGGGGCACTAAGTTAGGTCAAGCTAAGATTAATTTTGAACAGTTTGATTTCTTCTCTGAAGAGATGTTAGTCTATTGTAGAAATGATGTTGAGTTAACTGAAAGACTTTATAAATTTTTAATTAACAAAACAAAAGACTTTGGTTTGTCTATTGAGTTAGAACATAAAGTTGCACAAATAATACAGAAACAACATGAAGTAGGATTTAAAATAAATATTGTTGAAGCTTATGAATTACAATGTAAGTTTCAAGAAGACATGAATAATCTTACTACTAAAGTTAGGGAATCTTTTCCTCCATTAAAAGTAGAAGAAGAGTTTATTCCTAAGTCTAATAACAAAGCACGAGGTTATGTAAAGGGAGTTCCTTTTACAAAGGTTACATACAAAGAATTTAATTTAGGTTCTAGACAGCAGATTGCTGAACGATTAGTTATGCTTGGGTGGAAACCACAAAAGAAAACTGATAAAGGACATATCATTGTAGATGAGAAAGTATTATCTGAGATACATAATATTCCTGAAGCTAAATTAATAAATAGATTCTTAATGCTACAGAAACGAATTGCTCAAGTCAGTTCATGGATTGAAGCTATTAAGGAAGATGGTAGAGTACATGGCAAAGTAATTACCAATGGTACAATTACAGGAAGGATGAGTCACCAGTCGCCCAACATGGCTCAAATTCCTGCTGTGTACTCACCATATGGAAAAGAATGTAGGGCACTATGGACAGTAAACAAAGGTTATAAACTAGTAGGTGTTGATGCTTCAGGACTTGAGTTGAGGATGTTAGCACACTACATGAATGATGAGAGGTACACACATGAAGTCGTTAATGGAGATATACACACAGCAAATCAAAATGCTGCTGGTCTGGAATCAAGAGATAAGGCGAAGACTTTTATCTACGCATTTATCTATGGAGCAGGTTCAAAAAAAATCGGAAGTATCATTGGAGGTTCGGAAAGAGATGGAGAACGAGCTAAAGAAAAATTTCTTAGAGCAACACCAAGTCTTAGAAGCTTACGAGAAAAAGTGGAGAGAGTGGCTCAACGAAGATGGGTCAGAGGACTTGACGAAAGAAAAATAATTATAAGACATCCTCACGCAGCATTGAATACTTTGTTACAAGGTGCAGGTGCAATTGTTATGAAGTATGCGTTGACATTGCTTGAGGAATATGTTAAAGTAAAACAAATCAAAGCATTTCCAGTAGTTAATGTACATGATGAATTCCAATACGAAGTAGAAGAAACTAGAGCAGATGAGTTTGGAAGACTAGCAGTACAGTCTATTATAGATGCAGGTAAAAAATTAAATGTAAGGTGTCCACTAAATGGAAAATATAAAATCGGAAACAACTGGTCAGAAACACATTAGTACAATTGCTACAGATATCAAACATTTAATTGCTGATATATCTAATGGCAAACCTGCTAATATGACAGATGAAAACATGGAAGTGTTTTTAAATAATATTAAAGAAGCTATGTTAGCTTGGAATACTCCTAGAGAAAAAGAAAAGGAAGGACAATTAAGAATGTCTTCTATTGGTAAACCCTCTAGACAATTATGGTATGACAAACATAGCCCTAAAGATAGGAAAGACGAAGACTCAGGATTAAATTTAAAATTTCTATATGGTCATATCATTGAACATTTAGTATTATATTTAGCAGAGTTGGCAGGTCATAAGATAGAAGACCAACAAAAGAAAATAGAAATAGATGGTATAACAGGACACATAGATAGTATGATTGATGGTGAAGTGTGTGATGTTAAGTCAGCATCATCATTTAGTTTTAAAAAATTTCAGACAGGTGAGATAGTTAGTGATGACCCCTTTGGTTATCATGCTCAGTTGTCAGGATATGAAGAAGCTTTTGGAACTAAGAATGGTGGCTTTCTTGTTGTTGATAAATCTAATGGTGATATATGTTTTTATAAACCAGATGATATGGCTAAACCAAATGTTAAAAATTTAATTAAAAATTTAAAGACTTCATTAAAACAAAACGAACCACCAGAAAAGTGTTATCCATTTAAAGAAGAAAAGAATGGTAATAAAACTTTAGCTACTGGATGTATATTCTGTCCTCACAAATGGGAATGTCATGCAGATACTAATGGTGGTAAAGGACTAAGAGTATTTAAGTATGCTAATAAGAATGTTATGTTAGCTGAAGTAATTAAAGAACCACAAGTAGAAGAAATAACTAACCAATATAAAGAACAATTAGAAAATTATGGAAAACAAACTTGAACATAAACATCTCTTAGTAAGAGCAGAAGTTAAAAACCCTTTACAATCTGAAGCAGAAACTGTTGAGTGGATGAAAAAATTAATTAAAAAAATAGATATGAATATACTTGCAGGACCTTATGCATCTAAAGTTTCTAAAAAAGGAAACAAAGGAGTAAGTGGTGTTGCTATTATAGATACATCTCATATAGGTATACATACTTGGGATGAAGTTGAACCTGCTTTAATTCAACTAGATGTTTATTCTTGTAAGGAATTTAAGAAGTCAGATGTTATTGAATGCTTAGAAGAATTTAATCCTGTCATAGTTGAGTATAAATATTTTGATAGAGAAACTAATTTTGTAGAAATTAAATAATGAAATGTTTTTATTGTAGTGCAGAAGTAAGATGGAATAATGATTTCGATACGAAAGATACTCATCCTGAATCTGATTACAGTATTGTAAGTATGTATCAATGTGATGAATGTGATACATGGTATGAAGTATTTAATAATAGGAAAGAATATGAACTCAAAACAAATGAAACCGATACGAAGAAAAGCTAAACATATACTTGTTCAATGGTTACAATCTTTGTTATCTAAGGAAGAAGCTAGTAAGATAAATTATAAAAATGTATTTGCTTTTTTACCTAATCAAACTCACTACTATGATAACAATGACCAGATAAGATTACAACCTTGGTCTTATAAATGGATAGTTAAAAAATTAAAACGAAATTCAGAGTTGACAATTGATGATTTAAATGCTATGTTGCAACCATCTGAAAAAGATTTAAGAAGACAAGAGATGATAAATAAAGGACCACTATAATATGCCACATAAAAATCAATTTAAAGAAATAGCTTATGATTCATTAAATGAGCAGGTAGATGGGAATCATTATAAAGGTATGAAGATACAACCTGCAATGTTTATTAATGAGAACCATTTAGAATTTGCTGAAGGTAATGCAATAAAATATATTTGTAGACACAAGCTTAAAGGAAAACAAAAAGATATTGAGAAAGCAATTCACTATCTTAAAATGATATTGGAAAGAGACTATGAGTAAAGAATCACAAATTACACAATTAGAAAAAAGAGCAAGAGGATTTAGAAGAATCATCTCAGCATTAAATGATTTACCTATGTATGGAATTAATAGACATATAGATAAGATACTTCATGTTAAGATTGATGCTTTAAAAGACCATCTTAAATTAAAGATTACTAAGAACAATGATAAGTTAAATGAAATGTATACTGAAAGTATTGATAGTTTAGCTGATGATGATGGACAACAAGGTGAGATAGAACCTATTGTTATAGAGAACCACAATGACAGATAATATCATAGGTCTTAATGGTAAGACTATTAAACCTATTGTTAAAAAAGAAACTTATAATTTAAGAGTTTGTTTAATAGGTTCAGATGATATAGATATAAAAAGAGTAGAAACTTTTGGTGTTGCTGAAGATGGTTTCTTTATGGTTAAGTCACTAGACAATTCTAAGTTTCCTATCTTCATGACTAATCCAATTAGAATTAAAACTATTGAAACATATAAAGAGGGTGACACTCCATTAACTAAACTTAAGAATGAGAAAAGTGATGATGACTTTCTTGTTGACTTATTGAAAGAACAAAATGAAAAGCAATCGAAAGCTTAAACAACCTAAACGAGTAAAAAGAAAAGAAGCAGAGTTAATGGTATTTAAATTATTGATAAATAATCAAGGACAATTTATTACTGAACTATCTAAATATCCTATGGATAAGATTGCTGAACATTTTAAAAAAGAAAATGCAGGTGTAATACAAGCATTACTTAGACAATGTAATTATAATTTTGAATCTCTTTCTTCTGACTTAGAAAAAATTGCTTCAGATGTTTTTCATTCTTAAGATTCAACTACATCTTCAGGAACACAACTAAAACTAATATAAAGATTTTTCTCATTTATTACTTCTTCTGTTAATCTTCCATTAAATAATATTTCATATCCTTCACCCATACCATTTTTTACACATTCATAATGAGTATTAAATTTCATAGGAGGTAAGGGTACATAACAATCCTGTACACCTAGTGCACATAAGTATATAGTTAATAAATATATTTTTGCTGTTGCCATATTGTTTCCTTTACTTTTCGTATTTACTATTTACATCTTTTTCTAGAGGTACATAATTTGGTTTCATAAAAATAGTCATTAAACAAAGTAACATAATTAATATACCTGTAAATACATAATTCATACTGGCTACCTCTATCATAATTATTTATTTTAATTTTAATATTTATTTAATTAGTTTAATTTTTCTTTAATATATTCCAGTTCTTTTTTTAATACTTCAATATCTGTATGACTACGACTTGGCTGTTCTTTATAAGATTCAAATTGTATTTTATTAGTGTTAGTTTTCATTTCCAATAAATCTAATCGTTCTTCTAAATGAAATATAAAAGCTGCAACTGAAATAACAGCAATCAATATTCCTATTAATGTTTTTAAAGATACTTGTATTTCTGTATCTTCACCAATTTTATGAGCCATTTAATTTACCAAAATTTTAATTTCTTAGCACCCCTCTTAACTGCATTACCAGTTGCTTTTGCTGCATTAGATACAGGAGCAACTACATGATTTCTAATTGGATTCATTACTGGTCTTGTATCAACTGTTATACTTGGACTAATAGATACACCAACTCCCAATGCTAATTTAACATCAGCACCTACAGTTAATTTACCATCTTCAACTGTTGCACCTCCTCCAACTTTTGCTCCTATTTGTGGACCAACAGAAACAGCAGCACCTAATGATGCATTGTTTCTATCATTACCAATAGTAGCTGAAGTTCCAACTTCTGCTTTAGCACCTGCGATAGCACCTGCTTCACCCTTAACACCATTAGTACCTATTTGTCCAGATACTCCAATGTCTGAATATGTTTTAGTTCCTGCATGAACTTCTGTATCTGCTGATACACCATTACCAATATTAGTTGATGTACCTGCAGTAGCAGTTGCACCTGCTTCTACTTTAGTACCTGCTTCAAATTTAGCATTACCATTTTTAGCTTCAGCACTTACACCTGCTTCGGCAACAACATGAGTTTCTGCTTTTGCTTCTCCTGTTGTACCATTTCCTAAACCTCTTTTAGAACTAGCTTCTGCATTAGCCCCTGCACTAACTCCTGCTGACGCAGAGTTTTTATTACTTGTTGCACCTTTTGTTATCTCTGTTTCTGTTGATGAATTATTTTTTACCATTAGTGATCTCCGTTTAATTTACCAATATTAGCTCTTACACTATCTTTCAATTTTT